TTGCATTCAAATCTTTTGCTGTATATTTATCTCCATTCCAGATGCCTTCTGAGAATATCTCTACCCCTTCCAGATTAAATGTAGTTTCTACTTGATGATTTCTAGCACTTGTTTCTGTTTTTTCACAATCGCAATCTGGTTTTGCTTCTTCGCAATCGCAATTAAGTTGAGAATTTTTTTTCTCATCCTCATGGTCTCCTTCCATTTCTTTATCATCATCATCTTTCATTTCTTTATCTTCATCTTCTTTCATCTTAGCTTCTTCTTCTTCGAGAGCTTGTTCATACTCTTCGTGAGTGGGAAATGGCATATACATAACTTTTTCTTCATCTTCTATGGTTAGCTTCATTTCATGAGAGCCCTTGCCACCCATTTCTTTTGCTCTTGCATCTGCTTCTTCTTCAGTTGCATAAACATCTTTTTCCATAACTTTCTCTTCTTCTTTTTCCTCAACCTCAGTTTCTTCTTCGGTGACTTTTACATCATCTGCCATTTTCTTCTCCCTGCTAAAATTTAGCATAAATAATTTTGTTTGAGTTTCTAAGAACTTCGAAGAATAGCTTTGTTAGAATGTTTGGATGTAGCCACAACGACCACACTTAACCTCTCCTGCAAGTAAGCCATCCTTATTGTATTTTGCCAGAAGTTTATTACATTTGCAACAACGTGCTTCTGTTTTTATTAGTGTTTGTATAAATTTTTTAGCATCTTCTAAGGTTGTTAGAGATTGCACATTAGTCATTCGGTCATTCCAGACAGCTCAATTATTTCTTGTAAGTCTGCTTCGCTACTCCATTCAACTGGTAAATCATCTTTAGTCATGAACACTAAAATAGTTCTACAGTTATAATGTAGAGGTGGAGTTAAATCATTTAAGAGTCCTTCATCTTGTACTCTTATCTGTGGCTCTAGCTCTGCAACTAATTCACAAACTTCAGAAGTTTCATTATCTAGAACTGCTGATAATTGATATCCGATAATAAAATCTTTTACATCTTTATCATCACCAACTTCTCTTCTACCATAATTGTAAGCACCAAGATTTGCAGTTCTTACAATTGCCTGTGTCCTATATCCAGTCATTGCTTTCCCTGTTTTTCCAGATATCTCTGTACCATCTGCAATGTAAGGATTAAATCCTTGCTGAATTGCAATAGTTGTTTTAGGAATTGAATGTCCTTTAACTAAACTATCTAATAAAATAGTAGACATATTGTTTGTCAAAGTTGCTGATATTTTTTTAACATCAAGTCTTGCTTTTGATTTAAAGTATCTTGTAAATCCTGAAGTTAAGATGCCAACTCCAATTTTAGTTTTTAAGAACTTCTTTGGTAAAGATTCTCTGGCTTCTGTCTTTCCAATCGTATATGAATCGGTATAACCTTTCTCGAATACTTTAATCAGCTCTGTTTTAAATTTAAGGTCGAGATTATCAATAGCTGTAAAATCAAACTCATTCTTATTCATTTTATTTGTAACATAAGTTTGTACTGCTTCCATTTGCTTAGTCATGACTTTATGAACTGACTCTTCAAACTCTAAGTCTAATCTGTCTAATGACCTTTCTATTTTTTTAAAGTCTACTCTTTTTTCTGCTGAAGATTTTGCATAATGTTTGTGTGCATCTTGTGAATGATTTTTTAGATGATTGACAATCCTTCTACTCCAACTGAATCCTGCATCACCACCCCAAAGAGCCCAAGCAATTCTTCCTGCACTTGGATATCCATCTTCACCTCTTTCAAAACCTTTGCCTTGTTTGTCGACTTCGTGTCTTGAGAAATATGAGAACATTCTTTTAACTGTATCAATACTTAAATTTTGTCTGTTGCTTAATTGGTTTGCTCTGGCAACACCAACCTGAGTCCCACCTCTGTTGAATTCTTTTCTCCAAGCAAGTCCACGTTCTGCTTCTGCCTTCATAGACTCTGTTGGTTTAGTATCTATTTCTGATATTGGTGCATAAGTATTTTCTGTTACAGTTTCAGCTTCTTCCTCGATTACTTCTTCATCTGGAGTTTCTTCAATCTCAGTATCAGGCTTCTCTGGGTCTAAATCTTTTTCTGGAAAATTAAGTTGCCTTCTAAGTACATTCTCATCTTCCAGAGTTGGAATCACAACTCCTTTCTCGACTGCTGTAATAAATAAAGTTTGTAGTTGTAGCTTCTGGTCATCTGTCATTGGATTGAATACAAACTTAGGTAGCTCTTCAACATTAGAGTAGTTATAAGAAACTAATCTTTTTATTAACTGCTCGTTCATAACAGTTTCTTCTATATCTTGTCTTAGCTTTTGTATTACCCAAAGAAATACATCAAAATGAATTTTAGCTTGTGAATAAGCTCCTGTATCTCCTTCTGCCATTAATCTGTCAGGAATTAGGATTGAACGTGCTATTGACTTGTTATAGAAGTTTAGAGCTGTGTTAAAATCGTTTGTAGATGCTCTGGTAGATTCTAACAATCCAATATCGTACTCATCCATTCTGTGAGTAATAGAAGTCTTAGCTGTAAGGTTATCTAAAATATTCCTGAGATTATTTCTTCCTGATGGGTCGTTGGACTTATACTTTCCGATGATAGTTGGATTTGCAAATCTTTCTAAATAGATATTCCACATTTTGATTAGAACATCTTTACTCCAGTAACCTCGATAAGCAGGTCTTAAATCTGATGTGCCATAGTGATTGCCAAATTCTTTTTGATAACTAAATACTAAGAACTTGCTGGTTGGATAATACTTTTCCTCACCACCTTTATCATAAACAATTCCATCTTTTAAAAGATTAGAAAATTCATCTACTGCAAATCTGTAATAATAAGGTTGCTTTGTTTTAAGATTTTTAAGACCTATCTTTCCTTGATGGATTCCTGAGTCAAATGTTTTGTAATTAATTTCTGTAATTGAGTATCCATAATCTAATGCAGTCATCATTTCTAAAGTTGCATCAATAAGACTTCCTTGCATTTTATCAAAGCAGTAACTTACGAAGTCAGCGACTTCTACATCTTGCTCATCATTTGATGCAGGTAAGATTTCATAGTTAGGTGCTAAGGTTGCAAATTTCTTTAATGTAAGACAAGCCTTCACTTGGTCATCAATTCTCATCTGGTCATAAATTGGAAATCCTTTTCTACCTAACAAGGTATCTGGATTGTAAGGAATGATTGTGCCTTTAAGATATAAGTTATCTTCAGATGATGCAATTTCTTTCATCTCTGGTTTAGTATCTTGGAAATTTTTTTGTACCTGTTCTAAAGTTTCTGATATAGCCATGTTGAATTAAAGTTTAAATTAATAGTTGTATTTATGCAAGAGGGTCAGCAAAAGCTCGGAAGGAATTATCCGATACTGACCCACAGATTATTATAGCTCATTCACCAAAGAGGTCATTAGTTAAATCTTTGCCATCTTCTGGATGACCAACGACTGTATGCCAACCATCTTTTCTGTAAACTTTTACAATGTCTCTAGCGTAGACACTTCCAACTTCATCGAACATTCCAATCTCAGTTCCATGACAATCAACCAGTACAACTGATTTTAAACCACGACCTTGCTTTGGACTTTCTAGTAGCACACTTGTTACTGGTGCTCCAAGCTGAACTGTCTTTAGATTGTCACCTTTCTTTAAATCTTTAAATTTTATTTCCATTATTTTCCCCTTCCTGATTTTTGGTGAGAATCAGGAAACTCATTTGAACTTTAAAATTCTCTTTTTTCGTTTCTTGCTCTAGTAACAAAGTCTAAAGAACTTGTAAGATTTGTTAAAGTTTGATGTTGGTCTAACCATTCTTCAACTGAAACTGTGAGTCTGTACTTTGTCATAAGCTCTTGCAAGTTTACGAATAAATCCTTTCCATCCATTTCTATTGTATCGAAGAAAAGTTTTCCTTGAAAGTCATTCCATATTGTATGTAATTCAACGACTACATTTCTTGAACTTCTTTCTTCATTTAATCTTTTGCAAACACCTCTAAGTGCTTTATCAAGATTCCTTCTATTTAGTTTTAGTTCCCTTGTTGAGTAAAGTGTATTCATTTTATTGTCTCCTTTGTTCTGCATTATGTTATAAAAGTAACTGTACTTGATATAATTGTCAATAGAATAATAGCAACTATTTTACTTTACTTATATAAGCCTTTATTTACAGGGTATTTATTAATAAAGTTTTTTTTAAAAAGATTGGATATTTGTTTCTCTTTCTCCATAAACCTCTGGTGGTGAATCAAATCCTGAATCAATAGTTCTTTCCATTACTGCATATCTTAGGGCATCAACGCAATGGTCGAATCCACTTGTATCATAAACCTCTGGATTTCTTTTATCTGTTTGTATTTCTTTTAGCGACCTGTAAGTAATCGGTACATCTTTTGTAAAAAATATTTTTGGCTTCTTTGTATATTCATCAACTCTTAATCTCATGTGCAATTGTTGTTTACCAAATGTTCTATTGTTATTTGCTCGGTGCATTACTAATCCTATTCTCTCAAATATCTCACCAATAGATTCACCTTCATTTTGTTTTCCCCAGATAGCTGGGTCAGATGCTCCATAAGAAATGTGCAATGAGTTTTGCTCCTCTATATCTTTTATAGTTCTAGCACATTCATCTGCACCCATCATTAAACCTTTGTTGCTTCCATCTGCTGTGCCTATCCATTCCTTAAAAACTATTAAGTCACCATCTCTGGTTATTGCAATCCAGACAGTTGCAAATGGAGCTGTGAATCCCCAATCGAATCCTCTAATTAAAATATCAGAAGATGTTGGAGTATAGGAATCTATCAAATGAGTCTGGTCATGTATCTCTGGAAAAGCTACTCCATCAATCAAACTCCAATCACCAAACCTTAATGCTTGATAAATGTTTTCCCCTTGAAGCCTTAATCTCTTTTCATAAAGTGGGTCTGATTCTGTTAAGTGTGGATTGTCATCTAAAGTTGCTGGAATATAAAGTCTGGATAAACTGGTTTCCTTATCTTTAATTATTTTATAGCTTCCAGAATCTATGAATCTTCTTCTTACCCAATCAATATGTTTACCGACTGGAGTTCCTGTGCATCTTACTCTTGGAATTAAATCTGGATTAGTTGACCTACATCTTGTATGAAGATAAAGATACATATCTTCCTCGAAGTGAGTAATCTCATCAAAGTAAACTCCACTATTATATTCTTGTCCATCGTGCTGATGTTTATCTTGTGGTGATTCCATGTGACTGAAATAAATCTTGCCACCTGATGGAAATACCCAGACAGCTTTCTGAGCTAAGTAATAAGCTCCGAGCTTTCTATAAACTTGCTGTGAGTAATCAATTAGCTGTTGTAGTTCCTTTGTAGTCCTTCTGAAGATTACTGCTTTGGCTTCTGGATTATTCATTTGCCTACAGGCATCAACAAGCAATACAGAGCTCTTGCCACTTCCTGCTCCACCCAAATATGCGACCTCGAAGATTGCACCTGCTTTAAGAAACTCTAGTTGCTTCTTAGTGGGCTTCCAGATTACATTAGTGTTCTGATTCGGTTTCTTCTCTAATCTCATCTATCGTAGGCTCTAAGGCATCTATCTTTGGAATCTCGATTATGTTTATCGTTCTGTTTAGTTGTTCGACTTCTTGCTTCTCAATGTAACCTCGATTCTTCCCGATAGTTTTTAACATAAAGAATACTGCCTGAGCATTTCCCTCTTGGACTAATTCTATTAGCTTGGATTCACCTAAGTCTAAGACCTCTTCCCTTGCATCCTCTAAGGCTTCCTGAAGCTCTATATCGTTATCTAACCTTTCATAGAAGCTTTGCCTTGCCATATCTAAAGACTTACATATGTTAGTTACAATCCCTCTATTTTGCTTTATTGCTTTGAGTAAACTTTCCTTAGTTGCTTTCATTTTAAAACTCTAACCTATATGTCAGGTTTTGTCAGGTTTTTATATAATTGTGAAGCCCATACGAGCCCATTGCTGAGCTCATTAGGGTTAAGATGTATATTGGGTCATGTTTATTAAGAGATAAGCTTAGCTTCAGTTCCCCATTCGCATCCAGTTCTTATAAAGAGTTTCTCCATAAAGTAGATTCCTGCAAGTCCTTTAACTTCTGGTCGTGTACTGCGACTTCCGACTTCAGCATCATCTTCTTCAGTCAGTTGGCATAATCCAAGTTGTTTTTGTTTTCTGGATTTAGCACCGATTGAAATAAATTTGCTTCCACCTTTATTGATTAAAAGATTTTCATCATCATGAAGTATCCAGCATTCACCAAATCTAGTATCAATGATTTTTGCTTTAACCCTTCTTTGACCTTCGTACAATCCTACGAATTGTGCCTTGTTATTCTTACCTGCAAGGTCGGCTTCTAGTTGATGTTCAAAGACTAGGTTTTGATTTACCAACTGAGTAACGAATCCATCTTCATCACATCTTTGGATTGATTCGCTTCTAGCTTTATTACATTCCTGAGCTTTGTCTAAATGATATTTTACTTTATCCATCATTATTTTTTACCCCCTATTATAGAAGCAATCACTCTATCGTTAAATGGTCTAATGAAGTTCTCCATTGTTTCCAAATATGTACCAACCCCAATATTCCTTAGAGTTCTAGTTTCTTCTATTTCCTCACCTTCGTTATCATAATAAGTCCACCTCATTTCTGTAAAACTTATTCCATACATTTGAACTTGCATATCAAATGTTCTTTGCACATGAGCATCAAGCTCTTCTCTATCTTCACTAACAAGCCAATTTTCATCGGTTACTTCACCTTCCTTTAGCTTCTTAACATCTGTCTGAATAAATACTTCCATTTTAATCTCCTATGATAAACTAGCAAGAAGGTTATAAATTTGATTCATGAAAATCATTCCCCCTTGTGCCTTGATTCCTGTTTGAATTAAGTAATTGTTTATCATGAGTATAAAAATAACTGTATATATTATAATTGTCAACTAAATAAAGCCACTTATTTTCACTATATTAAGAAAACCCTTTGTTTATAGGGTTAATATAACTAAAATAAATGTAAAGTTTTTTTAGGTTTTATCTAGTTTTATCAATAACCACTTAGCAAAGTAGTAATAAGCTTCCTGCCAAAGTTGTACGTTATACTTGCTCTGGAATTTATTTAATCCTATTGAATGAAGTTCTGTATGCATTTCTCTGGATAAACTTATAGTAGTAAAATGTTTTTGGTTTGGCTTCTTTCTATTCTGACCCATTCCGATTGCTTCCAGATGATGTGAATCTGAATTTTGGTTTCCTGTAACACAACAAGGTTGGTCTTTCATGTATTCAAGATATTCAAGTGAGTAGGTTTTAATAAATTTTTCATTTGGTAAAAACATATATTTTTTTCCTTTGCTGTAATAGATTCTTTAATCGTATTGCTAACATATCACATTTATGTTCTTCGGACTTTAAGATTTTTTGCTCATCAACAATTGCGTGACTGATTTCATGAAGCAACAAATCAAGGCTAGGAACAGTAGACTCATTAGTAATAAAAATTTTATTGTCTTGACTAAAATATAAACCACAAACCTCTTGCTTTGATTCATTTAATTCTTGTAGTTTCTCGTAGGAAACTATTTCACATTCTATAGGATTCATTAAGTCACCCATAAAGATTTTCATTTTGCAGACATCTCTGTAGTTAGAGGGTAGGTACATGGAGATGACCCCACCCTCTTTTTGGAATAGGATAATGAAATAAACCTACTCCTATAAATAATCCTCTCCAACCATTTTCTCATCTTCCCACCATTCTTGGAAGTATTCAATTATTTTAGCTGATGCTGACTGTGGTGTAAAACCA